ATACGGATTGCGGCATGGTTAGATTTGTCTTAGAGCGCCCTTGCAGTAACAATTCAAGCGCCGACCTCCTCATTTCTGATCATGAATGAACTAGAAAAATGGGTTGGTATAGAGATTGTCGCGGAACATTTTGGCGTTTCCTTATCTACAGTACGAGCTTGGCGTAGAAACAAAAAGCTTCCTCAAAACAGTTATTTTCAAATTTCTGGGGTTTTAAGGTTCAAGTTGAGCCTACTAGAAGAAGGTTTGCTAGGGATCAAAGAGGATAGATGAAGAGTGATAAGGAGACAAAGCGATTTGACTTGGAGGTTTGGATTACCAATGCCTCCTACATCGCTGTAAATGCAGAGAATATAACTGAGGCAAAGAAGATTGCTGTTGCCCAGTTTGACAAGCGCCTTGGTGAAAACTTTAAGCGCATGGAAATACATGAGGTAAAACGATGAGCGCGGAGAATTATACCGAGAGCTTTGAAGGAAAGAAGTACGCATACCGGCAGACCAAAGATGGCATGGTCTTGTCCTTTGTTGTTCACCCAGATGATATGCCAAAGGAAATGGCTACTGCGCAGATAGGACAGAGGTACATGGTTGTGTGCGCACAGATTGATGACTTTGAAAATCCAATACCACCAAAGGCAACTACCGATGGTAATCGTGCAGTAGCTAGGGCTAATCTAATGTGCAAAGATGAGTCGTATATTAAGTGGGTGCGTTTAAACAGCAGCCAGTGGCACGTTATTGACGAGTCACTAGATGACGTTGATTACGCGGCGGAAGTTCTACGTTTTGTCTGCGGCATATCATCACGATCTGAACTGAAAGGAAGTGAGGAGGCTAGGCAGAGACTTACTGATCACCTTAAACATTTTGAGCTAGAGGTTTTGCTATGAGTTGGTACTCAGACGAACTAAGACGATTGCGCATGGATCAAAGTATGTCGTTACAGCAAGTGGCTGATAAATCAGGCTCAACTAAAAGCTATGTAAGTCAGGTTGAGCTTGGTAAAAGAAAGCCCAGCTTTGAATTGGTTGAGGCTATGGCGCAAGCCTTGGGCGCTACTGTATATATAAAGTTAGAGAAACCCGAACCTCCGCCAGCTATAGCGCCAAGGAATAAGAAGAGGGCTTCGATAGCCAGTAGATTTATACAGTGAACTGGCACATCACTTGTCTTTCTTGTGGGTCTGCTCGCCACAGAGCCACTTTCCCGACAAGTTGCGAGGCTTGCGACTCTCAGGTTGTGATAATTACAGACGAAAGGCCGATAGCGATGAGCAATAAAGCGCTGGAAGAATGGTTGGCTGCTGGCAATACGCCCGAACAGATCCCTGCTGACGCAAATATTGATACAAAAATCTGCATTAACTGTGGGATAAAGCGCCCCTCAGATTCATTTGTAAGAGTTAACAACTACTCTAGGTGCAATGTTTGTTTGGAGAGGCGTAATGAAGCCATAACTGAGCGAAGAAAGAACAGCGTTTAACATACCAAGGGGGAGTTACCCTATCTCCTCCTCATAACCGTGTTCCCGTCCACGGGGTAGATCAGGCGGGGCTACTTACCAAACTTCTGCTTCTGAGATTTAGGTGGTGACTTCTTGCTGCCACCCTTCCCGCTCCAAAATAACTTGTCTGCCCAGTACGCCGCGCTAGTTTTACCCTTCGCAATATTTTTGCCATGCCTAGCCTTGAAACTCTTACGCGCTTCATCACTATAGTTATGGCCCATCTTCTGGTCGCCAAATCGTATGACCTTCATCTTAGATCCATCACGAACAGCAACTACACCTTTCTTCGTCTTGTGACTTGGAGTGCGCTTGGGCTTGTTTAAACCTGATAGCCCAACCTTCTTGAGTCTATTCTTTTCCGCGTCAGTCAAACTCATTTGCGATGCCTCGCTGTTTTCTTTGCTATTTTCTTTGGCTGCTTTGAGAACTGCTTACCTGCCTTTGTGTCGGCTCGTTTCTTTTTGCTAGTAGCAGCGTACTCCTTGCTTGATAGAGCCTCTCTAGCCTTCTTCGGGAGATACCTTTCACCTGTTGCCTTCTTACCTTGTGTTGATGGCTTGCCTGATTTGGTTCCCCAATCTTCTTTAGTCCACTTCTTTAATGACTTCTGCGACTTCTTAATTGCCATTAGGTGTAGCCTCCACCTGCATCTTTGTATGCCTTAGCCAGCATCTGAGCTTTACGCGCCGACCACTGACCAGCCTTGCCGCCTTTAGTGCCTGACTTGATGCGACTGAATTGGCGTTTACGCATAGCCGGTTTGGTATAATTGCCAGCCTCATTAACCTTAGACTTGGCCTTTACCTTGCCGCCCTTCTTGTATCGTTTAAACATTTACAATGCTCCCCGGTTTACCCGGCGCGTTTAAACAGGCTGATATTCACCTGTTCTTATCATTTCTGTAACTTCGACAGCGCGATTGCCTACCTGCTGGCTCCACTTGCTGTCCATGAATTCATCCGCAGCAATGTCAAACTGCTCACGAGACATGGCTTCAAGCGCCTTAACAAAACCACGCAATCGTGTCTGACCTAGATTGAACGAGATGTCCACCAGCGCGTCTTGACGGGCCTCATTCATAGCGGGGAACCAGAAGTAACTGTCAGTAAGCTCTTCCCTCACGCGCTCAATGTCGTTACTTAGGAGGTAGTCAATCTCATCATCAGACAGGCCAAGACCAGACTCGCTAATGTTTCTGCCCACAGCAATTGTTTCATACCCAGCCGAGCATATATAAACCTTAGACCGCACACCTTCATGGCGCTTCAGCATCTTGACTAACTGTGTCATCAGTCTCTCCTTTATTCATTGTTGAATAATAACTAATTATAGATAAAACTTGTCGGATATATCGCTTCACCTCTGCCATGTTTGATGAAAGGTTTTCGTAACCCTTCGTCGTCAAACCGTAGTAAGCATTGGTGGGTGCATTGCCCTCGTTTAAATCATCCAAGTATTCTTGCATCGTGGCAGGTGTCAGCACTGACCACTCTACCGGAAGGGTTGATATGGCATTAGGTAGCGGAGGATGATATTGAGCAGCCTCTTTAACAACGGTAACAACCTCAACCTTTTTTGTTTCTGGGACATAAGGCTTGCCTCCTAGCCACGAACAACCACTAAGGAGTAGGATTGGTAATAATCTCAAGATCATTTAACACTCCCTTCGTTCCTTTATTTATAATCTTCTCTATTAACTTAGGCTTTCTCAGGCTCAACGTATCCATGTTGTGTTTGGCAAACTTTTGTCTGATGGATTCAACCTCTTGTTGAGCCTGTCTATTCTCATCCGACAACACACTAATCCTATTCAATACCGTCTGTGTTCTGGCTTCTTGATCAAGCAACTCTTTGTTTTGCTTGGCAATAGAAGACTCTAGAATCGCTTGATTGTCAGCGGCTTGACGTAGCTGTATAGCCATTGTCTCTTTCTCGGCTTCAGACTTGTCGTAGTACAGCTTAAAGCTACCAACCGATACGGTTAATGCAACTCCAAGCAATGCTGTTATCTGCCACATTTTACGGCCTTGTGTAACTGCTTTGTGCTGGTGATGGCTGAGTATCTTTGCGACGAAGACGCTCGGTCACGTTTCTTGCCGTTCTTCCCGCTTGGGTAAGCGCAGCTTTCTTCTGCTTGTAAGATGATAAGACCTCGTAATAGTTGCCTATTCTTCGCTTACGCTCTTGTACGGACAAGCTCTGATCCTTTCTCAACCTGTTGATCTGGGTAGTAATCTTGCTCTTCTCTGCATCCAAATAGCGTAGGGACATTTGTATTTGTAGAGGGTCTACGTTGGTGAGGTTTAAACCAACAAAGCGCATGATCGCCTGACCCAAGGTGTCGGCCTCTATGCCGTTTGCTTTCTTATCTCCCTTCAACGCAGTGTTTAACTTTGCTACCGCTCCATACTCTGTGTTCAAGAATCCGGGCAAGAGGTACTGGTTCGCAGCCCAGAACATAGCGTCTGTCATTTTGCCGCGACGATAGAACGGCTTCTCAATCGCTCCAGAAACAAACATAGGATCTTCTGGGTTAACGATGGGACGCTGTGTAAACGGGTCTAAGTTCTGAGCAGCGCCAGCCAGTGACCACGCTGGGCCACCAAACATACCCAATGTAGATGTCACATCTTTGATGCTGAAGCCTTGATCTTCTGGCTTCTTTTCACCGAACAATTGCTTGCCTCCTGATACAGAGTTAGCAAGTAATCCAGTAAATGATCCCCAAGGATACAGATAGCTGGTGTCTAGGAACTGTAGCCTTCCCTTTGAGTCCCTTGCTGGGACGGGGATTAGGCCCGGATTTCCCCGAAGATAATCAGGCATGGCTTTCTTTACAGCCTCATACTCTTCGTCATCAATATCAA